AAATTGTTAACAAAAGCTAACGTCAAAGCTTATATAGACGATCGCCTTGAAGCAATACATAACGATAACACTGCGGACATCAACGAAGTCATGGAGTATCTTACTTCCGTAATGAGAAAGAAATCGAAAGCGGAGGTCGTGGTTGTCGAGGGTACTGGTAAAGGCCGTTCGAAAGCCAGGACCATCGAAAAAGCACCGGATGAAAAAGAAGCATTGAAAGCCGCCGAGCTGCTTGGCAAGCGCTTCGGACTGTTCGACGTGAATCAGGTGGAAGATGTACATGATGAGGTGGTGATCATCAATGATGCACCAGAAGAAGACAGTTAGACTGTCCGATATTCTTATTCCAAAGTATCTGCCACTGGTCAACGATAAGACGCATATGCATCAGATACTCACTTCCGGTCGCGCCGGAACCAAATCGAGCTGTATGGCCATACTGGCCGACTACCTGATCGTGGCAGAACCGGACACAGCAGTGGTGGTCATGCGCAAGCACCATAACAAACTGCGTAAGACAGTCTATAAAGAGTGTATTCGAGCAATCCAAAGGCTTGGTCTTAAAAAGAGCCAGTTCAAAATAACAAAGAGCCCGATGCAGATGACATATCTAGCCAATGGAAATACGATCTACTTCACTGGATCCGATTCTATCGACGATACCAAAGGTATGATCGACGAGGAAAGAAGCATCCGCATGGTCGTACTGGATGAGCTGACCGAATTCTTTGACAAGGGAGAAGGTGCAGAGGAGCTATCCAACATCGAAGCGACCTTTGTACGTGGCAACGATAACTTCTTTCGGATGCTTTACCTATTCAATCCACCGAAAAATCCAAAGGCACCTGTCAACGAGTGGGTGCGCATGATGGAGAAGCGGTCCGACTGCATCCATATCCACTCAAGCTACAAGGATGTACCGGTCGAGTGGTTAGGCCAAAAGTTAATCGATGCGGCCAATCAGATGGCCGAGGCCGATAACAAGATGTATCGATGGGTGTGGCTTGGTGAGGCGGTCGGTATCGATGATTTGATCTACTATATGTTCGATGAAAACAGACACATCAGGCATATAGATCCGGATTACGAGTTCGGTTATTACGCAATTGGTGTCGATTATGGACAGATGAACGCGACGACCTATCAAGTATTTGGTGTTGATTATAAGAACAAATGTATGCAGGGCCTCGATGAGTATTACTACTCGGGCCGCGATACAGGCCGTCAGAAGAGCCCAAACGATTACGCTAAGGACTTTCGTGGCATGCTTGATGAATTATATGGGGCGTATGGGAAAAAGCCCGTGTACGTTTATATTGACCCGTCTGCGCGAGGATTGGCGGAAGAGATCAAACGAGTGTGCCCGGAAATCAAGCTCCGGAATGCGGACAATACAGTACAGGAAGGAATCAACAGAGTACAGAAGCTACTTAGCTACGATGCACTCTTTTTAAGTGATAAACAGAAGAATGCCGAGTCTGAGTTCTATCTGTATGGATACGACCCGGACTCGATCGATAAGGGAATCGAGAAACCGATAAAAGAACATGACCACGCGATGGATGCCATCCGGTATGCGGTCATGGGTCAATGGCGGACCATGAAAAGGCTGTTGCCATACATTGCAAGGGAGGAAAAGGAATGAAGTCACAAGCCAAGCAGACGGCGTCCGGCGTGTGCGCCTATCTGAAGAAACTGGGGTACACAACGGTCGAACCGGAATACTATACGACCATTCAGGACTGGCTCGACTGGTACATGAACGGTGCCGATGATAATCACAAATCCAAATACTGGAATGGTATTACTACTGTCACACGCGAGATCAAGTCCCTCGGAATGGCAAAAACAGTGTGTGAGACATGGGCCAATCTGTTGATGAACGAGAAAGTGCAGATATCAATTGAACCGGAGTCGGTCAATGACACGATCCATGAAGTACTCGACTTCAATGATTTTGAAGGCAATACCAATGAACTGTGTGAAAAGTACTGTGCACTTGGTACAGGCGCATTCATTGAATACATGAAGGATGATCAGATATTCATTGAATACATCATGGCAAATATGATCTTTCCTTTGTCCTGGGATTCTACAGGCATCAAAGAATGTGCCTTTGCGTCTCAACGCCACGACAAGAATATCGGCGATTATCTGTATATCCAGATGCATGTGTTGAATGAATCGGGCATGTATCAGATAAAGAACCACATGGTACAGATCACCGAGAACGACTCGTTTAAAGAAATCGAGTTGCCGGACGATATGGAACCGGTGACAGATCTTCATCAGGACATTCCGCTGTTTCAGATCGTTAAGCCGAAACAGGTCAACAACGTAGATATATACAATCCGATGGGCATATCCATATATGCCAATGCGATTGATGTATTAAAAGAAATCGATACAACATTTGACGCATTTGACATAGAGATACGGACCGGACGGCGCAAGATCCTGATGAGCGGTGAAGGATTCACGGTCGATGAGAACGGGACCCAACACAACATTATTGATGACAATGAGGAAGTGCTTAAACTTGTTGGTGAAGCCAGCGCGGACGGAGGCATCGAGCTCCATGATTTCAGTCCAGCATTCCGGACCGGAGACCTGAGAGAGACGCTTCAGTTCCAGTTGAATCTGTTATCCGAGAAGTGCGGAATGGGAACCAATCAGTTTGAATTCACGACCAAAGGGCTCAAGACGGCTACCGAGGTCATCAGTGAAGACAGCGATATGTACTCGACTCTGAAGAAACATGAGAAGTCGCTCGAATCGGCCATCAAAGGCATGATCAGAGCTATTGGATCCTTACTGAACACCGACATCAAGCTTGATGCCATTCAGATTGACTTTGACGATTCGATCATCGAGGACAAGGATGTCGAGCGGAGAAATGACCAGGCGGACCTCGCCAACGGCACACTGAGACCGGAAGAATACAGATCCAAATGGCGCAATGAATCTATCGAAGAAGCTTTAAAGAACTTGCCACAGCAGGCGGATGTGATGGAATAGTATGATCGACCCAAGAGACCTGGAGTCATACGGCTATGGTGCCGAGAAGATATTCGCGGATCTTGAGATACGGATCATGGATGATGTGGCAAGGCGTATCCGCAATACAGATGTGATCACACGAAGTGCAGACTGGCAGCTGTATCAGATCAAGCAGATGGGCTACTCTAATGAGGATATTCGCAAGATGGTCCAAAGTTCATTGGATGCTTCTGAAAAATATATAGATGAATTGTACGAGGAAGCCATCAAGGAGGATTACATCCGATACAAACCGATGTATGAGTACATGACCAAGAGCTTTGTGCCCTGGGCGGCCAATACTCAGCTGCGCAATATTGTAGAGCAGAAACGGCGAAATACGGTCGATGACTTTATCAATATGACACGAAGCCTCGGGTTTGTGGTTGATAGCGGTACCGGTATGAAGTCAGTAAGTTTATCCAACTATGTCAACGATAAGCTCAATCAGTGCTATGTTGATGTTCTTACTGGTTCCTTTGATTACAATACGGTGCTTCGCAAAGCGGTCAAAGAGATGACAAACTCCGGAGTCCGATGGATCAACTACGGATCCGGATGGCACAACCGGATAACGGTTGCTGCAAGACGTGCGGTCATGTCCAGTATCTCAGATGTGAGCTCGGCCGTATCCGACCAGGTGGCGCTTGATCTGGGGACGGATATGTATGAGGTCACGGCACATGCGAATGCACGTCCAACCCATGCCGTATGGCAAGGTGGATGGTACACAAAGCGGGAACTGGAAGAAGTGTGCGGACTTGGTGATGTTGCTGGTCTGCTTGGTGCCAATTGCTATCACATGTACTATCCGGTAATACCTGGACTCAGCAAGCACACATATAGCCAATCACAATTGAATATCTGGAGAAAAGATTCACCAACAGAATATGAAGGCAAGTCATATACTGGTTACCAGGCAACACAACGTATGCGCAGGATGGAAACTAATATGCGAGCTCAGAGGCAGACCATCAAGCTGTTAAAAGATAATGGCGGAAACAAGTTTGACATTCTAGGTGAAGAGGCCAAGTATCGAACACAAATGAATGAGTACGCTAAGTTCTGTGATGCTATGAATCTAAAGCAGCAAAAAGAGAGAATCTATATTGATGGCAAAGGGAAAGTGGCTCCTGCTTCCTGGAAAAATAAAGGGCCAATGACACAAGATAAAAAAGATGCTATATTTGAATCAGAGATAAAGAAAATCTCGGGTAGAAAAAAGGCCTTAATAAGTCTTGACTTTGAGCCTGTTGATGTTGATACTTT